TTTACGTGGAAGATGCAACATGCGAATGGCTCTGGAGTAATTAAGGAACGTGCGTACGAAACGAGGGCGCACAGGTGGTTTTTAAGGAGCAAAACTTTACAACTGTAATGGGTCTTCTGTGTTCTGTCCTATACAAACCATAATTATTCTAAGAACACAGACCTGGAGAATTGGCAGAGTTGGAAATGCGCCCGGTTGCTAACCGGTACACCCTCCGGGGTGCGGAGGTTCGAGTCCTTCATTCTCCGTTGTAGAAAAGGAGGTAAGTATGCAGAAGGTAAATGTATTAGGAACAGAGTACACGATCAAAATGGATGTGCCACAGGAAGACATGCCTCTAGAAGGTGACGGATGTATGGATCATTCGATTAAAGAAATATGGATCGCAGACTTTGGAGAAAGCGATAGAGACAGTATCAAGGATCTGGACTCTTACAGGAAAAAAGTTCTGCGACACGAAATTGTTCATGCGTTTCTGTACGAAAGCGGTCTATGGAACAATAGTGGAAATGTGAAAGCATGGGGACAGTCAGAGGAGATTACGGACTGGATCGCACTGCAATTTCCAAAGATGTTGCAGGCATTTATTGATGTGGACGCTATTGACCTGCCGGAGGGCAATATTGTAACGAAAGAAGTCACAGTTGATTCAAGCAAAGTTGCTAAAGCTGTAATGGAAAATGTAAAGAAGCAACTTGGAGAACGCACATATTATCCAAGAGGGTGTTCATGAAACTGTATTTATTAGATTTGAATAGACATATGACAGAAGCATGGAAAAAAACATTTCAATACCAAAATGTTGAGATTGTTACTAGTGATTTTCAAGTTTTCATAAAAGAGTATAAACCAGAGGCAATCGTAGCGCCTGGAAATAGTTTCGGAATTATGGATGGCGGACTGGATCTTGAGATAAGAAATTATTTTGGAATGAAAGCGCAAGAAGACTTGCAAAAAAAAATACAGAAAGATTGGTATGGAGAACTGCCGCCTGGAAGTGCAACGACAGTAAAAGTTGGAGGTAAGTATCTTGTATATGCCCCTACAATGAGAATACCAGAAATAATTATGGATAAATCTGTTATTTATAGTTGTATGAGAAGCAGCCTTATTGAGCTGAAAAAACTCGGAGTACAGACAGCCATGATCCCAGCGTTTGGAGGGGCAACAGGGGCGGTGATGTACGAGGAAATAGCGAAATGTATGCGGTATGCATATGAACAGATATTTTTGAACCAGACAGCACCACTTATAACGAATTTAGAACAGCTAAGTTATAACGAAGATGAAGTTAGTGCGTGGATTAGACAGATGGGAAGATAACAAGAGGTGAAAGAAAAGTGCCACGAAGTAGAAGCCCGGATTCAATAAAAGCAGAACGGATGTATAAAAGCGGAATGAATCTGGTAGATATAGCAAAAGAAATCGGAAAGCCCCCTGGGACCGTGAGACGGTGGAAAAGTACACAGGGATGGGATAGCGAACGTTCGGGAAAGAAAGCGAACGTTCGGAAACAGGAAACAGAACAGAATAGTAAGAAAGTAGAAGCCATTGCACCGGAGGTACAGGAAGTAATAAGCAATCCTGATCTGACCGATAAGCAACGGCTTTTTTGTTTGCAGTATGTACGATGCTTTAATGCTACCAAAGCATATCAGAAAGCATATAGAAGCAGCTACATGGTTGCAAACGCAGAAGGATACAAACTCCTCGTAAATCCTCGTGTCAAAGCGGAAATACAGCGTCTCAAGCAGAACCGCCTAAACCGGGAGATGCTCAGCACAGAGGATATCTTTCAGAAGTATATAGATATTGCCTTTGCGGATGTTACGGACTTCACGGACTTTGGTAACGTAGAGATCAATACAGAAAACGGCCCTATGACGGTGTCGTATGTAAATCTAAAAGATTCCGGGGAAGTAGATGGCACTCTGATAAACGAGATTTCAAAAGGGAAAGACGGGGTTAAGGTAAAGCTGCCGGACCGGGAAAAGGCCCTGCGGTGGCTGTCGGACCATATGGACCTTGCGACAGCGGAGCAGAAAGCAAAGGTAGCCTTGTTGACTGCACAGAGAGATAAAATCACCGGGAACAATCAAGAAATTGAAGATATGGACGACATAGAGGGTGAAATCTATGAAAAGTAAGTATAAAAAGAAAAAGACGATACACTTTAATTTCTCTGAAAAGCATAAAAACTATATCCGAAAATGTGAGAACTGTACCTTCAACATAGCAGAGGGGGCGGTAAGAGCAGGAAAAACGGTAGACAATGTATTTTCGTTTGCTCACGAGATTAAAGATACAAAGGATCGTATTCACCTTGCGACAGGATCTACCATGGCAAATGCAAAACTGAACATTGGAGACTGTAACGGCATGGGGTTAGAGTGGATCTTTCGTGGACAGTGCCACTGGGGAAAGTATAAGGACAATGAGGCGTTGTTTATCAAAGGACCTGCGACAAAGAATCGGCAGCGGATTGTGATTTTTGCAGGAGCAGCAAAGGAAGACAGCTATAAAAAGATCCGTGGAAACTCCTATGGGTTTTGGATTGCTACGGAGATCAACCTGCATCATATTAATACGATTCGTGAGGCGTTCAATCGTCAGCTTGCGGCCCAAAACAGAAAAATCTTCTGGGACCTGAACCCGGACAATCCGAACGCCTTTATCTATACGGACTATATAGACAAATATGCGGCACTGGATGAAGACGGCACGCTCCTGGGTGGATTCAATTACATGCATTGCACTCTGTATGACAATATCAATATACCAGAAGAAAGAAAACGGGAAATCGAGAGTCAGTATGATCCTAATAGTATGTGGTATTTGAGGGATATAAAAGGACAGCGTGTCATTGCAGAAGGGCTGATTTATAGGCAGTTTGCAGATGATACAAGTGCAAAACTCTATCACTTCCGTAAAGCTGAAAAGCCTATGAATCTCATGCGGATCAATCTTGGAATAGACTTTGGAGGCAGCGGGTCAGGCCATGCGTTTACTGCAACAGGGATTGAACGGGGATTTAATGGTATTGTGGCTCTGGCAGCAGAACGGCACAGATGTGATACCGAGGACATAGATCCGGATAAGCTGGGGCAGTTATTTGTAGATTTCTGCCTAAAGGTAATCAATATCTATGGATCCATTGACGTTGTGTATTGTGACAGTGCAGAGCAAACGCTCATTCTTGGTATCAAGGCTGCGCTTAGAAAGTCCGGGCTTGGATGGATTCGAGTAGAAAACGCCCTGAAAACAGTAATAAATGACCGGATCAGAGCGACTACAAGGCTGATGGCACAGCAAAGGTTCCGTTACATGGATCTGATGTGTGACAGTCTTGTAACAGCCTTATGCAGTGCTGTATGGAATCCAAAGAACCTGACAGAAAATGAAAGACTGGACGATGGAACCAGCGATATTGATAGTCTGGATTCCTTTGAATATACATTTGAGCGTGATATTGCAAACTTGATCCGATATGAATAGGAGGTGAGAACAAAAATATGAAATTTACAAGATTACTGACACTGATAACGGAAGTTCTGAATAAGGATTCCGAGACAAAAATAGATGCGTGTCTGACAAGCCAGATGGCACGAGACATCGAATTATGGTCTCGTATGTACGAAGATAAAGCCCCATGGCTTGAAAAGGATAAAATATATTCCATGGGGATTCCGGCAGCAGTGTCGGGAGAATTTGCAAGATTGGCACTGCTTGAGTCAGAAACCGAAGTGACAGGAGGAACCAGGGCGGACTATCTGAATACGCAATATAAAAAGGCGATAAGATATATACGGCAGCAGTTAGAGTATGGCTCTGCAAAGGGCGGAATGGTACTAAAACCGTATGTCACAAGCACCGGAATCAGCGTGGAATATATACACGGGGATTCCTTTTTCCCGATCAATTTTGATAGTGCAGGGAAAATGACAATGTGTGCTTTTGCAAGCCAGCTGAGAAAAGGACAAAAGATATATACAAAGCTTGAGATACACGAGCTGACAAATGGACTTTTAAGAATCAGTAACCGTGCATTTGTCAGCACCAATGACTTTAGCCTTGGATCAGAAATATCTGTGGGATCTGTGGAGGAATGGTCCGAACTTTCGGGGTCTGTCACATTCTCAGGGATGGACCGACTGCCTTTTGGGTATTTCAAAGTTCCGCTGGCAAACAATTCAGATTCGACCTCACCTCTTGGTGTATCTGTTTTCTCAAAAGCGATTGATCCTATCAGAAAAGCAGATAAAAGATACTCACAAATAGACTGGGAGTATGAGGCAAAGGAAACCGCTGTCCATATCGGTGAATCCATGCTGAAATATGATAAGACGCAAGATCGGTTTATATATCCAGATGGCAAGGATCGGCTATACAGAGGATTACAGTTCAACGCAGGAGCTACGGATAAGCCTTTGCTGGATGTATTTTCACCGGATATTCGAGATTCTTCTTATTATAATGGCTTGAACCATCAGCTACGACTGGTGGAATTTAATTGTAGCCTTGCATATGGGACTTTATCTGATCCGAATAATGTTGATAAGACAGCCGAGGAAATAAAGAGTAGCAAGCAAAGATCTTTTGACATGACCAAAGACATGCAGGGAGCACTACAAGAGGCTCTGGAAGATATGTTGGTTGCTATGGATTTTTACACAAGTATTTATCATCTGGCCCCGGTCGGTTCTTATCAAACTACATTCAACTGGGGTGACAGCATCCTATCCGACAGAGAAAAAGAGTTGGCGGAAATGCAGCAGGACGTGACCGCCGGAATCATCAGAAAAGAACTTTATATCGCAAAAAAATACGGAGTATCCGAAGAAGAAGCGTTAAAGATGATGCCGCAGCAGACAGATGATCGGTTTAACATTCAGGAAGAGTAGGTGATAGCTTATGCTTGATCCGGAATATTTAGATAGTTGTTCAGATCAGCTTCTGGCCCTGATAGATGAACTCACAACCGCAATTATCGGAGACATTTCCCGCCGGATTGTAAAGACAAAGCAGATCACAGACACGTCAAAGCATCAGGCGTATGTTTTACAGAACTCAGGAGTTGTCTATCAGGACGCAATCAAACGGATTGGCCAAGTGTCCGGGTATACAGACCGGGAAGTTAAGCGGTTGTTTGAAGAATCCGGGGTAAAAAATATAAAAAATGAATCCGTGATCTACAAACGTGCAGGAAAAAAACCGATCGAATTACACCAGTCGGAAGAAATGCAGAAGATTTTAAATGCAAACTTCCGGAAGACCAAAGGAGAGATTAGCAATCTTACTCTAACGACCGCAAACAAGGCGCAGAGTGCATATATAAACGCCTGCAATAATGCCATGCTAAAAGTGCAAACGGGGGCGTTCAGCTACGATAAGGCCATAGCAGATGCGATCAAAGAGGCGGCAGTACAGGGCACAGAAGTTTTGTATCCTAGCGGGCACACAGATAAGTTGGACGTAGCAGTCAGGCGCAGTGTACTAGCCGGGGTCAACCAATCGGCTGGGCAATTAAACCTGCAATATGCCGAAGAAATGGACTGTGACTATGTGGAAACCACAGCTCACAGTGGGGCCAGACCGGAGCATGAAGTATGGCAAGGGAAAGTCTTCTGTCTTTCTGGGAAAGATTCTAAGTATCTTCCGTTTTACGAAAGCACAGGATATGGAACAGGGCCAGGACTGTGTGGCTGGGGCTGTCGACACAATTTCCATGCATTCATACCTGGGATATCTGTTCCTGCGTACACGGATCAGATACTTAAGGAGTATCAGGCGAGAAGTTATACATATAATGGAAAGAACTACACAGAATATGAAGTTTCGCAGATGCAACGTTTACGTGAGCGGCAGATCAGGAATACAAAGCGCAAGCTGACCGGATATGATGCCGGGATCAAAGCAGCAGACGGTGACGATGTGTTGAAAGGCACATTGCAGCAGCGTTTTGAATCTGAATCTGTGCGGCTCAAAGAGCAGGAAAAGAAGCTAAAAGAGTTTTGCAGACAGACGGGTCGCCGGGTAGAATCCGCAAGGACTCAGGTTCATGCGATCATGGACAATAGCGGCAATATTGTGGGATTCAACCGGAGTGTGGCACAAAAAGCTGTATGGGCGAACAAACGGTATCAAAAGGTAGAAAACAGTAGTATAATAAAGGTATCAGACAAACAGTTCGGTAAAAAGATTGGAAAACATACCAAAGAATACGGTCTGAACCCTAAGAGTACCAAGGACAGACAGACTATGCGGCATACCATTTTAGACATTGTTGAAAATGCCAGTGAGGTCAGAAGCGGAGAATGGAGAGGCCAGGCAGGGGAGACTTTCTTCTATATAAAAGGGAAAGACGTTGTTGTGGCAAAAGAAAGTGGAGAATTTGTCACAATACTGAAAGGAGGAATTGACAATGTTAGGGTTAAGAACGCAAGAAAGCGATAAATTCAATAGGTTCTGGGAGCTTGTGCAGATGGAGGCAAAAAGCCAAGGCAAGGTATTCTTTGCTGACTGTGGAGAAGGGAATATCTTAGAGACTCCTGATTTGGAATGTGAAGATATGCGAGGATGGCTGATTCCAAAAGAGAAAGCCAAAGAATTTGAGACGGAATGGCAGCAGGGGCAAGTATCTGACAAATGGACAGAATTTATTTTTTGGGCGGAATGGTCTGAAAATGACGGAAATATCAAGATAAGATTTGAAACCTACTAAATACTACCTGATAAAATCTCAGGTGGTATTTTTGCCCATTTTGAAAGGAGAATCACATTGGTAGAAAAAAGTTTCATTAACAAAAAGGACAGTGAAATCTGCATGTCAAGAGATGAGTATAACCAGCAGATCGCTGAAACTCATGATAAATACATGATGAAGATAGACACATTAAAAAATGAAAATAAGCAGTTAAAAGCGATGAACCGATTTCTAAATACAGCACTTGTGGAGGCCTTAAATTATCTAAAAGAGGAAGATTAGAGAGGCGGTGGTCCGATCATCTCCCAGCGGCAGGGATACGCCGTATTGACACGCTCATGGCGTGTTATTTTTATGCAACAAATTAATCGGTCAGGAGATTAGACCTAAAATAGTCCGGTCACTGGTGGATAGTTACACACCTAAAATAACTTAATAGTGATAAAGAAAGGAAGAAGATAATGAACACAGACGATTTAAAATCACAGGGACTAACACAGGAACAGATTGACTTTGTTATGGCTGAACATGGAAAAGTCGTAAATCCATTAAAGTCAGATCGTGACAGTTTTGAGACTCAGCTAAAAGACGCAAAGGCAACGTTGAAAAGTTTTGAAGGAGTGGACATTTCTGAGTTGGAAACCAAGATCAAAGATCTTACAAAAGATTTACAGAAAAAGGATGAAGACCACAACAGAGAGATCCAAGACATGAAATTTAATTCTGCGATCAAAGACGCAATCTTAAAGGCTGGTGGTAAAAATGAAAAGGCAGTAATGGCGATCCTTGACATTGACAGCTTAAAAGAGAGCAAGAACCAGGATCATGACATTGAAGACGCTTTAAAGAAAGCAAAAGAGGAAAACGATTACCTTTTTCAGCCAGAAAAAGAAATTCCAAGGTTTGTGTCAAGCACTCCTGGGGCAACTGGTGAAAATGATGATTTAAAGAGCAAAGCAAACGATGCACTTAGAAGTGTATTCGGGAAAGAATAGGAGGTATATATGGCAGTACATATTACAAGCAGGGCAGACGCAGAGGCAATTATCCGGGAACAGGTGGTAAGTACCATTTTTCAGGATGCACCAAAGCAGTCTGTATTTATGGGGTTGGCAAAAAAGTTGCCAAACATGACAAGCAATCAAACAAGGATCAGAGTTCTTGACTTCTTACCGACCGCTTACTGGGTAAACGGAGATACAGGCATGAAACAGACATCCAACCAGGCGTGGGATAATGTCTATATTAATGCCGGAGAGCTTGCGGTAATCGTTCCGATCCCGGAGGCCGTATTGGATGATGCTGAGTTTGATATTTTCGGAGAAATCACACCGAGGGTTAATGAAGCGATCGGACAGAAAGTGGACAGTGCGATTATCTTCGGTTCAAATCGTCCGGCAGAATGGCAGAATGATATTATCACTTTGGCAAGACAGGCAGGGAATAATGTACCAGTCGGGGCATCTCCTGATTATTACAAGTTAATCATGGAGGAAAACGGTGTCATTGCAAATATAGAGGAATCTGGATATATGGCAACTGGTGCGTTGGCTGCCATGGGAATGAGAGCGAAACTTAGAGGTATTAGAGCAACAGACGGAACCCCGATCTTTAAGTCAGATATGCAGGGAACAACGCAGTATGCACTTGACGGCGCACCGATGTATTTCCCTCAGAATGGTTCTTTTGATTCTTCTATTGCACAGCTGGTTGTAGGAGACTTTAAACAGGCAGTATATTCTATCCGTCAGGATATAACAGTTAAAATCTTAGACCAGGGAGTTATCCAGGACCCTTCCACGAAAGAAATCGTATATAACCTTGCACAGCAGGACATGGTGGCTTTACGAGTTGTATTCCGCATGGGATGGGCTCTTCCAAACCCGGCAACAAGAATGGACGAAGACCGACTTGGTTGTCCTTTTGCTTACTTGGAGCCAACTGTGCCAGTAACAACGCAGACAGTAACACTGACAGTGAAAGATAATGCAGAAGAAGCACAGCCGATTGAGGGCGCGATTGTGGACGTGAACGGCTCAAGACAAAAAACAGACGCAACCGGACAGGTGGTGTATAACTTGAGAAAGGGTACTTATCCGGCGAAAGTAAAGAAGAATGGATATTCTCAGGTAACGACTACGATCAATGTCGATGCTGCGGCAGTAACACAGGAGATTGTATTGGTCGAAAAGGCATAAGGAGGTCACGGTATGGTAGAGTATGCAGACTACACATTTTATAAAGAGCAGTTCAATGGCAGCACCATACCGGAGGCTGCCTTTTCCTCTGTCATCCTGCGGGCGAGCATCTATATAAAGTACATCACATTTGGACGAATAGAGGATACAGAGATCCCGGAGGAGGTCAGGCTGGCTGCCTGTGCCGTGGCTGAGGTGATGTACCAGGCCGATGCCGCAGGGCAGCAGAAAGAGAAGAAGTCAGAGACGGTCGGAAATGTCTCTGTATCCTATGTAACGGAGCAGCAGGACGGACAAACAAGAGAGGCGGCAGCGGCAAAGAAACAGTATGCAGCTGCTTATCCGTACTTAATCCATACCGGGTTGTTATACAGGGGGTGTCGGTAATGGTTACAAACGCAGACATAACACTCTACAACAAGGTATATGACCGGGATACCGGGACGAACCGCTATTACCGGACAGTCCTAAAAGGCGTGAACTGGCAGGATACCACAGCCGTGCAGCCCACAGACAAGGGGATTGTAAGTGCTGATGTGGCAGAAATCTATATCCCGTTTGCGGTAGAGACGGAAAAGCAGTTCCGGAAACCGAAAAACTTTGTGCAGGAGCCAGAAAAGACGGGATTTTTTACGGTCGAAGCTGGGGACCTGGTGGTCCAAGGCATCGTAGGAGACGAACTGACCAGCGCAAAAGACGAAGAGCGGATGAAAAACACCTATGATGATGTACGGACCATCGCTGTTGTAGAGACGAACGACAACGGCAGCCCGGAAATGCAGCATTGGAAGGTGACGGCTGAATGAAGATAAAAGTCAAGATTGCTCCTGCAAACGTAATCCTTACAGAAAGGAACCTGCAGAAAGGTGGTCCCGGTCAGAGACTTGCTGTGCATGAAGTGCGCAGAATATCGGATGCATACGTCCCTTTTCTCAACGGTCCACTGAAAAATACTGCGATTGAGACAACGTACTGCATAAAGTACATCACCCCATATGCAAAGAAGAATTACGAAGAAAATAAGGGCAAGGGACTGCGTGGAAAACATTGGGACAAGAGAGCGTTTGCCGACAGAGGGCGAGAGGTTCTGGTATCTATTGCGAGGTTTGTAGGAGGAAAGCCAAAATGACGATTGTGGAGGCTATACGGAACATTGTTAAGCAATGCCCGTATCTAGATGAGTATTGCAAAGGGATCGGGGTGGATTACCTGGGTAGTGACACAACGTACTACTCGATAGAATCCGTTCCATCACAAACAGTTTTGAAAAAAGATATTGTCGGAAATACCAAACGGCAACATCTATTTAATTTTGCCAGTCGGGAGCTATACGGCGAAGAAGTGCGGCAGAACCTTGAAAACATCGGGTTCTTTGAGCACTTTTCAGACTGGCTGGAACAATTCTCTGAGGCCGGGGAGTTCCCGGAATTGGAGAAAGGTAAGGAAGCAATAAAAATCGAAGCGATTACGAGCGGTTATGCGTTTGATACGGAGCTTGACAAGGCAAAGTATCAGATTCAGTGCCGCTTTATTTATTACCAGGAAAGGAAGGTATAACATGGCATTAAAAAGTGTAAGACAGAGAAGGATGCAGGCGAACTATCTGGACATTGGGACCGCAGAGGAAGAAAATTTTGTCCTGATGGGGACAGGGTTCACGGACCTTAATGAGGAACCGGGAGCACAGACCAGTTCAAAACGGTACGTAAACGATGCATCTACCAGCAAGGGAATCACCGGGTACGAGTGGCAGGCACCGTACACAGCAGACCAGATTCGATCAGAAGAGGCGATTGCCTATATCTGTGAGATCGGTGAACTTTTAAAAACAGGAGCAGATGCAGAGACAGACTACGTGATCGTAGATCTGGATCAGAAGGAAAGCGCAGAGAATACCTACCATGCCCGCAAGTTCCACGTGGCGATCGAAGTAGCCAGCTTTGGAAACGAAGATGGAGAAATGAACTGTGAAGGTAACCTGTTAGGTATCGGTGACGTGGTAGAGGGAACCTTTAACACCAGCACTAAGAAATTTACAGCGAAAGGCGATACACCCTCTTAAAGCCGTAACCGGGGTGGCGTTGAATAAAACAACGCTGTCCCTTGCAGTTGCGGCGAAAGAGACACTTACGGCAACTGTAGAGCCTGCGGATGCCACGGATAAGACAGTCGCATGGTCTAGCACGGATACTGGTATTGCAACGGTATCTAATACCGGGGAAGTGACCGGGGTGGCAGCAGGGACCACGGATGTGACAGTGACAACAACAGATGGGAATAAGACGGCAACCTGTGCTGTTACGGTAACAGCAGGAGCATAGAGAAAAAGACAGTGAACATGGAGGAGTAAAGGATATGAACAAGATTTTTAAATGGAATGGGGCAGAGTTTAAATTTTCTGCTCTGGATGCAGATATGATAGAGCGATTCGGAATAATTAAACAGAAGACATTTAAAGAACTGATAGAATATGAAGAAAAACACGGAATCGGTGGAATCTTAAACGCAGAGGCAGTGCGAGCGGAATGTAAGATCCTTGATAAAACATTTAACGAAATCCTTGGTGAAGGTGCGGCAGAAAAAATGTTTTCGGATGCAGATATTCATGAGAGGGTTGCGGCATTTAACAAACTTTCTAGAATGAGGGAAATGCAGGTGGAATCTTATAATAAGCTTGTGCAATCATTAGAAGGTGAATAATGAATATCCTGACGGATCAGCTACCGGAAACCGTTCTGGTGGCTGGTCAGGAATATAAGATCAATACAGATTTCCGTGTGTCAATCATGTTTGAGGAGATGATACAGGATAAGAACGTCACGGAAGAACAGCGGTTTTTCGCGGAAGAACTGCTGAATATCCCGGAGTTTGAAGGAGACGAGAAAAAAGCCAGGCTGCTTGCGAAATACAATAGCGGACTGGCTTTGTATTATCCGGTGATCCCGGATGATCTGGACGGAGCGATTTCACAAATGTTGTGGTTTTACCAGTGCGGAAAGACAGAGGAACAGAAACAGTCCGGGAAAGGAAAGAAGCAGGAGCAGATATACAGCTTTACCCATGATGCAGACTATATCTATGCGGCCTTTATGGAGCAGTACAGTATTGATCTGAACGCTACAGGACTGCACTGGTGGAAATTTTCTGCCATGTTCGCCGGTCTGAAAGAGGACTGCTTGATCTCTAAGATCATGGGGTATAGGGCGGCAGATATCGCAGGAATGGAGAAGGAACAGAAGAAATTTTATAAGAAAATGAAAGAGATTTACAAACTGCCGGAGAATGTATCCGAAGAAGACCGGATGCTTGAAGAAGAGGTCACACAGGCTCTTTTAAGTGGTGGGGATCTGAGCAACATTTTATAAGATAAAAATAAAAAACACTGTAACAAAGGTTGCAGGGGAGTGGAACTCTACGCCCAGGAAGATAGAGACGTGAACATAGAAGACAGACGCAGGCAAAAAAGAAAGGAGAATATATGCCTGACGGAAGTATTGAAATCGAAGTTGAGTTAAATTCGGAAAAAGCCGAAAAAGAACTCAAACAACTATCGAGAACACTGGACACAGAGACGAAAAAAGCGGCGAAATCCGCAGAAACTGCGACCAGGCAGGCGGCAAAGTCCGCAGAAACCTCTGTAAAACAAGCAAGCAAAACAACAGAACAGGCGGCAAAAAAAGCCGGGAAGACAGCGGAAACAGCCGCAAAGCAAGCCGGAGAGAAAGCCTCGCAGAGCACGAAAAAGGCCGGAGAGGAACAGAAGCGGTCTTATAAGCAAACGGAGGCACAAGCGAAGAAAAGTGCGGAAAATGCAGAGAAATATTGGTCTGGTGCTGCCAGCAAGATAAAACCTGCGGTATCTACCGGAATGAAAGCAACCGGAGCCGCAGTTATTGCGGGCGGTGCGGCATCTTTGAAAGCAAGTATTTCGTTTGAAAGTGCTTTTGCTGGTGTAAAAAAGACAGTAAATGCCACGGATAAAGAACTGAATATCATGCGAAAAGACATTTTAAATATGTCGAAAGAGATGCCAACCTCTGCAAATGAGATCGCAGGGGTAGCAGAGGCAGCCGGACAGCTTGGCATTAAGACGAAGAATATCGCAGGATTCTCTAAAACCATGGTTATGCTTGGAGATTCTACGAACATGTCCGCAGATACGGCGGCAACCTCTCTGGCAAGGCTGGCAAACATCACACGGATGCCACAGACGCAGTTTGGACGGCTGGGATCTGTAATTGTAGATTTAGGAAATAATCTGGCCACAACAGAGCAAGAGATTACGGATATGGCTCTTAGACTTGCAGGAGCTGGACATCAGGTTGGAATGTCAGAAGCAGATATACTTTCCTTTGCTGGGGCGTTATCTTCTGTAGGGATCGAGGCAGAAGCTGGTGGAACGGCATTTTCTACCCTAATGTCGAAAATGAATCTTGCAACTACCAAGGGCGGTGACGAATTAAACGACTTTGCGAAAGTGTCTGGCATGACGGCGGATCAGTTCAAAAAGGCATTTAAAGAAGATGCAGCAGGAGCTATTATTTCCTTCATCCAAGGCTTGGATAAGGTAAATAAGAGTGGCGGCAGTGCAATAAAAGTCCTGGACGATATGGGGCTTTCCGATATCCGTATGAGGGATGCACTGTTAAGAGCAGCGGGAGCATCTGGGACATTTACAGAAGCCTTAAAGATCGGCAATAATGCGTGGAACGAAAATAAGGCCCTTACGAACGAAGCTGGGCAGCGGTACAAGACGCTAGAAAGTCGGATCAAAATACTTGGAAATAAGTTTACTGCGCTCGGAATTGCAGTGGGAGATGAACTCAAAGGACCGCTTGCGGATGGAGTGGCAGCGGCATCGGATGCGATCGGAGGACTGGCGGACCAGGTAGAAGCACATGGGCTTAAATCTATCATCCCAAAAGAGACGATCACCACGGTCAAGAACCTTGGATCTGCGGCGAAGACGGTCGCAGGGGGAGGATTAAAAGTCCTTGGGGCATCTGCGAAGTTCCTTGGGGAGAATATGCAGACGGTACTCCCGTTAGCAACAAGTCTTTTGGTTGTAATAAAGGGGTACTCAGCGGTAAAAGCGGTTGCTAATACTATTGGAATAGCACAAAAAGCCATTACTGCATTTGGGGCAGCACAGATTGCATGTACGGCACAAGGAGTATTATGCAATGCTACTCTTACAGCAGGGCAGGCTATATATGGCCTTCTCACAAGACAGATTACAGCGGCAACGGCAGCAACAACTATATTCAAGACGGCAACAGCTGCTCTTGGTGGACCAATCGGCATGGTTGTACTGGCAGCAGGGGCTTTGACAGCAGGGATTGCAGCATATGCCTTGACTGTTCCACGGGCAGAGACAGAAGCCGATAAGTTTGGCAAGACCTGCGAAAAAGTGAAGAAAGCACAAGATGAGATGGCAACATCCATAAAAGCACTTCACAAAGAAAATGAAAAAGCCGTGGAATCTACGAGAACACAGGGCGTAGAAGCGGATAACCTGTTTAATCAGTTGCAAAGGTTAATAAAGGTAGAAAATAAGAGCGCAGGGACAAAGGCAAGGATTAAAAGTGTCGTAAAACAGCTAAATGATCTTATGCCGGAACTTGGGCTAAAGTATGATGCAGAGAGAGATAAGTTAAACAAGTCCACGGAAGCAATCAAAAAGAATATTGATGCTCTGAAAGAACAAGCCATAGCAAAGGCTTATCAGGCTGGAATGGAAAAATCAGCGAAAAAGGTAGCCGAGGCAGAGATAGAGCATGAAAAGGCAGTTGAGACACAGACAAAAGCCTTAGACAAACGAAATGAGGCGCAAGAAAAGTTTGACAAGCTGGTTGAAAGGTATGGACTTGGCTCTGGAAATAAGGAATTGCAAGAAGCAGGTGTTGCATTAACAGAATATGAAAAGAATTTAAAAACAGCGGATGCCGCCGTTAAAGAAAGTAAAAAGAATTTAAAGTCTGCATATGGTGAGTTGGGAACATGGACGGATAAATTTACCGCACAGACAAACTTTAATGAATTTAAAGCCAATCTGGATAAACTTGCAAAAGAAGCAGGGATAAAAGCATCTAAGATACCGGAATCTGTAGGGCAGGGTATCAAGGATGGCATCTATGCCAATCCAGAAACTGGAAAAGAGCTAAAACAACTAATAAAGCTGGATAATCTGGTAAACAGCGAAGATATTGCAAAGATGCAAGAAGCCGGAATGAAGATACCGGAGTATCTGTCGCAGGGAATGGCAGACGGATCTATCTCTTTCAAATCCGCAGCACAACAGTTGAAAAACGGGCTGAACTGGCAGGATATGATCGAAAAGGCAAGAGCATCAGGATTGGAAGTGCCTGACAGTATTGCAGAGGGAATACAGTCCGGACAGTATGCAGTTCCTACAAAAGTGTCAGAAGTAAAAAATCTCGTCACTTTTGAAGATCTGAAAGCAAAGGCATTAAACGGCGGGGTACAGATCCCCGAATACTTAGCAAATGGTATCACTTCCGGCAGCATGAAGCCAAAAGAGGCCGCCGCCGCACTGGGAAATCTGATGGATTTTCAGGAGGCGATTAATAAGGCAGGATTGCAAGGAGCGCAGATCCCGACAGAGTTGGCCACAAAGGTAGCGGAGGGTAAAACCACTGTCAATGATGCCATCATTCAGATGATGAGCGGTCAGGGATTATCAACAGACACCTTTGGTGTAAAGAACGTTATTGACGGCGTAGCAAAAAGCACAGGAGACTCTGCAAAGAAAATAGAAACAAATATGAATGTGAAGCCTGTAGACAACAGTGGTGCGGCTTCATCTTCTTTTAAACCTTTTAAAACAGAATCGGCTAAGGCAGTCGGAGAAACAAAGAAAAATACCGATTCAATCAAGAAAAATTCAAAAATTCCAGCGACGAATAACTCAGGCGCGGGAAAAAAAACAGAGAGTTCTTTTACGAATGAACTTTCAAAGGGCGCAGGGAAGGCCAAGGCGGCAACTGCAAAAGTGAGTAGTTCTGCAGCAAGCGGATTTTCTGGCGGTGCCTCTAAGGCCAAGGCGGCAGGAGCGAAGCTAAGCAGCGCATATGTCTCTGGCATTTCTTCCAAGAACGGGCAGGCTACCGCAAAAGGAAAAGAGCTTTCAAGCAAAACTGCCAGCGGCGTGATTGCAAACAAAGGAAAGATCAAGACGGCGGCGCAGAGTGCTGTGAATGGAGCGAAGAAAGTAAGCACAGGTGGATTCAATAGTGTCGGAAAGAACATTTCCTCTGGAATCGCCTCCGGAATAAATGCGAACTCCGGCGTTGTTTCTTCTGCGGCACGGAAGGTAATTCAGCAGGCCAAGGCAGCGGCAGAAGCAGAGGCTGGCATCCATTCTCCATCTACTCTGTTTAAAAATGCAATCGGAAAATTCCTTACTCTTGGTATAGCATCCGGAATGACGGATAATGCCGGGAAAGCAGCAAAACCAGCCATGAAGGTGATAAATGTAACAATAGGCGCTGCGAAGAAAGGCATCCCGTCACCAGGGAAGATGTTCAAAATCCTAAAAGGTGAAACGATCCCGAAAGGCATTGCAAAGGGTGTCAGAGAGGGGCAGAGTGAGCTTGTAGCAGAAATGCAAGGAGTCATTTCTACAGCACTGTCTGCGGCAAAGAATGCTACATATAAAGGCAATTACTCCGAGATCGGAAGTAATCTCTTGAGTGGTCTGAGCGACTCCCTAAGCATCGCAAAACAGCGGTCAAGCGAGACAGTGCAGCAGATCATTGACCAGGCATACAACAAGCAGGTAAAGGCAAGCGAAAAGGCCGAAGCAAAGCTGCAGAAAAGAATAGATAAGCTTGGCAACAAAAAGGAAAATAAGAAAAAGAAAGCCAAGCTTAAACAGGAGTTAAAGGATCTTAAAGCTGCGAATGCAAAGAAGGAGAAGCAGCTAAAAGAGGTCGGAGAAAAGGCCGCAAACGCCTATAATACCGCCTTTGAGAAAGAAGCGGACCGCCTGACCAAGATTGCCGAGGAGAAGATCCAGGAGCTTTCAGAGAAGTACCAGGAACAGTACAACGAGATCAAGAGCCTGCGGGACAATCTTACAAGCAAGCAACAGAGTTACGGCAGTCTCTACGATCTGGACCAGAACCTATATGATATAGAAGACTATCAAAAGAGGTTGAAGTCATTAGAGAACAATATCCCTGATTCCATGATGCAGCGTATCCTTGGCATGGATGTGGAAGAAGGACGACAGTATATGGCCTGGTTCCAGTCCCTTACGGCGGCAGAGCAGAAAGCCTACACGGACAAGTGGAACAAACAGCAATCCATGGCAGAAAGCTTTTCAGAGGCCTTCTTTAAAGACGACTTTGAGAAGATTAATAAGGAATATCAGTCAGAGATCAAAAAGGCCACGGATAACCTAAATGCCGAAATGAAAAAGGCCGGGGCTAACGTTGCAAAAGGTTTGGCTGCTGGAATAACGGGAGAAACCAGAAACCTGTCTAAGGCCATGAAAAAGCTTTGCAAAGATATTGTAAAAGCCGCAAAAAAAGAACTGAAAATAAAATCCCCATCCCGTGTATTCGCCCAGATCGGAAAGTTTACGATCCAGGGAGCGGAAAAGGGACAGGAGAAAGAAGCACCGAAGCTTTACAGACAGGTAGAGACGGTAGCGGATACCATGGCGGCACGTTTTGCAAAAGCAAAGCTTAATATACCGGAGTTACAGAGCAGGATGCAAACAGCGGTATCAAGGCAGATGGGCAAGATCACAGCGAGTGTGCAGCCGCAGATTGTATATGCCGGAGGCGGCGGTACAACGACAATAGAGAAGACGGTCTATACCAGGCCGGAAAAGATAGAGGTTGTAACAAACATAGAGGGCCGAGAGGCGGCAAGGACGTTGGCCCCGTTTATGGATAGCCGATTGAACAGCATGGCAGATAGAAAAGCAAGAGGGGGGGTATAGATGGAAGATAGAGGTGTGCAGATCGGAGGAAAGCACACTTTAAAAGACTGGAATCTGGGGTGGTTGTCGATCACCCTTGGATTCCCGGAGGCAAAGACGTATGAGCAGGAAATACCGGGTGCAGACGGAATTATCGACCTTACGGAGGCAGTCACAGGAGATGTGAAATACAAGCAAAGGTCAATCTCTATGGAGTTTGACCAGCTGGATACTGATTACTTTGATTGGCAGGCAAAGCTATCAGAGATCGCAAACCACCTAGCAGGACAGAAATTTAAAATTTTCTTGGACAGTGATCCGACGTTCTGTTACATAGGACGGTTGAAACTGGACACCGAAAAGTCAGAAAAGGCAGAAAGTAAAATCACCATCTCCGGGGAGGTCGACCCGTACAAATATGAAAAGTATAGCAGTCTGGAAGACTGGACCTGGGACGACTTCAATTTCGAAACAGGAATCATACGGGAATATAAAGATCTGCAGGTGGATGGGAGCTATCAACTCTACATTCCGGGGCGCAGAAAAAAGATCGTGCCCGTGATCGAGTGCAGCGCAGCTATGCAGGTAACATACAATAGGAAAACGTACAGTCTCCCGGCTGGAAAGTCAAAGGTATTTGATATATGGCTGGGTGAAGGAGACAACTATCTTACTTTTACGGGTACAGGCACGGTATCCGTGGATTATAGGGGAGGGAGTTTATAAATGTATAGAGTTTTATGCGACGGGAAAACGCTGCATGACGTGAGGGACGAAGAGTATATGTTACTGGGGCCAAAAGTGGCTTTAGAGCTTAACAAAACCGGGAACTTTGATTTTTCTATTCTCCCCAGGCATCCGAACGAAGGAATTATAAATAAGCTAAAATCAAAAATTGAAGTCTATGAGGATTCAGAGCTGTTGTTTTCGGGCAGATCCTTGACGGATGAGATGGATTTTCAAAGAACTGGTCAGATTTCCTGCGAAGGTGAACTGGCCTTTCTGCTTGACACGGTACAGAGGGCACACACATACGGCTGGGATTCAGGAGAAGTCAATAAAATCGAAACAAATGTCGATATTTTTAGGGCTTTGATTGCAGAACATAACTCTCAGGCGGGGTCAGATAAGCAATTTACCGTGGGAACGATAGATATTGACAGTGAACGCATTAAAAAGCTGGCTACTAATTATGAAACTACATGGGACTTTATAAATACGAATTTTCTTGGAAAGTACGCTGGGTATTTGCGTGTGCGGCATGAAAACGGCATCCGCTATCTGGATTATGTGAAGCAGTATGGAAAAGTGAGCAATCAGGTGATCCGATTCGGAGAAAATCTGCTGGACCTTAAAAAGTACACCAAGGCCGAAAATATCAAGACTGCAATTATCCCCCTGGGCGCAAACGGACAGACAAAGATCACGAATATAAACGGCGGGAAAGATTATGTCTATAACCAAGAGGCCGTGGACTTATACGGATGGATTTTTGAGAAAGTGGATTTTCCCGATGTGGTGGATGCTCAGACGTTACTTGCAAAAGCGCAGGAATATCTTAAAACCTGCGTGAATCTTGCAATCACAATAGAACTCACAGCGGTAGATCTGCACATGATAGACGTGGATATAAACGCTATCAGATTGGGCGATCTGGTCCCATGCGTGTCACAGCAGCATGGACTTCTGAGCACCATGGGCGATGTATCTACATACTACCTTGTCAGCAAATATGAAATTGATCTGGAAAACCCGGCTAATAACAAGATTGTGCTGGGCCGGACGATCAGTAGCCTAACCGATAAGGTGGCAGGAACTTCCAATTTGACGAACATTGTTCAGGGGATGGCCGGGAGCGTGAACACCGCTGTAAATACAGCAAACAACGCCGCAAATACTGCGGAGCAGGTGAAGGTGGAAATGGACGCAGTAACAAACAAGCTGTGGCCCGTGGGCAGTATCTACATCTCTGTTAACAATGCGAATCCGGCGTCCTTTTTCGGCGGCAGCTGGACAGCATTTGCAACAGGACGAACGATCGTCGGGGTAGATACAAGTCAGGGGGAGTTTAATGCCGTTGAGAAATCAGGAGGGCATAAGGAGTTGCAGAGCCACGCACATGGGATGAATAATCATGTGCATAGCCTAAATAACCATACACATACTGTTCCGAATCATGTTCATACGATGCAGGGGGCTGGAAATCATTATCATTATCTCGGAATTAACAAAGATGCTGTACAAAAAGGAACGTCTTACAATAAGCCGAACAATTTTGAAAGCGGCAGTACATCATATAAGTCAAACACAACAGGCAACCACGCACATACAATGAACTCTTCCGGGACATGTACCACGGGAGGAAATAGTGGAAACACAGGCGGAAACAGCGGGAATACAACTTCCACAGGTGGTGGAAACGCTGGAAACTTACAGCCGTACATCACCGTGTATATGTGGAAAAGGACAGGTTAAAGAAAGGAGCAATATGACAATACAAGAAGCATTACAGAATATTTTACAGGCGGTATTTGGAAAAGATGTAAGACAGAGCATCCACGATGGAATAGATGCAATAAATAAGGAAAGCAAGGCCGACATGGAGGCGAAGCAAGCAGTGATAGAGGCCTACACAGCTAAGCAGGATTTATTAGATCAAAAATATGACAATTTGCTGGATGAGTTATCGAAATCTGATCCATCTTCGGCAGAGGTTGTAGATGCGAGAATGAATGCTGCTGGAACAACATATCAAAGTCTTAAGATCAGACTTGATACAGGCGATGATGCATTATTAAATTTGAAAACGACATTTGAAGCATATCAAAGTGAACTGTCGTCCAAAATTTATCCGGTAGGGGCTATATATATGTCTACCGTGAATGTTGACCCCTCCGTGCTGTTTGGAGGGGTTTGGGAACGTTGGGGAAACGGCAGAGTTCCAGTCGGAGTCAGCGAAAATGAAACGGAATTTGCAGTAGTAGAAAAAAAAGGTGGAGAGATAAAACACAACCTGACGCTACAAGAAATCCCATCCCATGATCACGGTATCATTGGTTTTGGATCAAATGTTACGCCAACAGGAAATGTTTCGCACATTGCCGGAAATAGTGGATCAACAACAGATATGATGGGGACTCAAAAAAGTGGAGGTGGTCAAGCGCATAACAATCTACAGCCATACATCACTTGCTTCATGTGGGTTCGTAAAAAATAAAAGGAGGGAGAACAAACATGTTAGAAACAAAGAGAAGCATCACCCTTACCGGGGAAATAAAAGTACCCGATTCTGACCGCACAGTAGTCTATCTAAACGCCACAATCTCAGAAGGAGGTGGAGAAGACAGTATTAATCAGAATATTCAGGACAGCAAGCTCTACGAAGCGAACAAAGAAGCCGTGCGGCAAGAAATTGCAGAGTTTACAGAGCAGTTCTACGCAGCGCAGGACGCAAGGGTAACAGACACAGCAGAACAGCAGTAAGAGGCCATAGGGCCTTTTTATTTTGCAAAAAGAAAGGAAAGTGAGGTAAATGAAGAAGATGGGAAACAACATTATTGACACATACAATGCGATCACAGGAGCGGCGGTAGCAGTCTTAAGTTACATTCTAGGAGAGCACTGGATTCTATTTGTGGCGTTCTTTGCTCTAAATGTGGTGGATTGGCTTACTGGATGGATGAAAAGCCGTATGGCGGGCAAAGAGAACTCTGCGGAGGGATGGAAGGGAGTCCTTAAAAAGTTAGGCTACTGGCTAATGATTATGGTAGCATTTGGAGCAAGTGCAGTGTTTATAGAAATCGGAAAGGTGATTGGAGTTGACCTTGGTATAACTACATTGCTGGGGTGGTTTGTCTTGGCATCGCTTCTGGTAAATGAGATTCGATCCATTGTTGAGAACTTTGTGGAGGCAGGCTTTAACGTCCCGACAATCCTTATTAAAGGGCTTGAGGTTGCAGACAAAATTGTAAATAAAGATCAGGAGGAAGAGGGCGAATAATTCGTCCTCTTTTTATATTCAGAAAGGGGCAACACATGGCATTAAAATTTAAAAAGAAGTTTGCACGTAAGAGCAATTACGGCGGAACAAGGAGCACGAAAGATATAGATTATATCGTGCTGCACTACACCGGGAACAGCGGAGATACGGCCTTGAACAACTGCAAATACTTCCAGGGGGCATCCAGAGGAGCGTCTGCACACTACTTTGTAGACGGCGGGAAGTACATCTATAAGTCCGTAGCAGTAAACCGGGCGGCCTGGGCAGTTGGCGGCTGCTATTCCACGGCAGGGGCTGCAGGAAGAAGTGCACGAACGCAAACAGCTTGTCCGTGGAAATGTGCAACAGTGCAGGGAAGGTGCCGGGAAAAGTCCGGGACCAGACGGTCGAACTCGTAAAGTTCCTTATGAAGAAATATGGCGTCCCTGCATCCCGTGTGATCCGGCACTGGGATGTGAACGGAAAAGACTGTCCGGCGCCGTGGATGGGCGCGGACAATGATGGTTGGACAGAATTTAAAAAGGAGATCGGTGGCCAGGCTGTAAAATACACGACCGTAAAAAAGACCTCCTCTAAAAATGCAATACGGTGGATGCAGGGAAAACTAAACGCCTTGACTTCTGGTACAGACATTGCAGTAGACGGAGATTGGGGACCAGCAACACAGAAAAAGCTGGAAAGATACTGGAAACAGCTCGGATGGAAGAAAGGCAGCTATGCCGGGAAAAAGACCTGCACGGCTCTGTACAAAAATAGAAAGAAATAGAATGGGCATCTGGAATCCTCCGGTATGCTTATTTTTTTAACTACCTTACATGCAAATAATAATCAAGGAAAGGAATTATAAAATGTTAGTTGAAGTAAAAAGAATTGACAAACAGGAAAAAACAGTAGTTAGTAGTTTGGACGTTGCAAATACTTTTGGAAAAAGGCATGACAATGTATTAAAAGATATTCGAGAACTTGGTTGTAGTGAAGAGTTCCGACTCCTAAATTTTGAGGAGTCAAAATATCTAAACGAACAGAAGCATAAGCAGCCGATGTACTATTTGACACGAGATGGGTTCACTCTTTTGGTTATGGGTTACACCGGCGAAACAGCAATGAAATTTAAAGAGGCGTATATAAAACAGTTCAATGCAATGGAACGTACTTTACAAGGGAAACTAATCGAAAGGGAAAAAGGTATTGCGGTTCGGCAATCTCTCACAAAGGCATTACAGCAGTCTACGGAAAACGAAAGGATGCATGGTCATGCCTATTCCACATATACGAATTGTATTTACAAGGTATTATTCGGAATGAATGCTAAACAACTCCGTGAAAAGTATGGCATAGATAAGAAAGAAAATCTTAGGGATTACCTGTCAGAGGAGGATCTGAGAGCTGTGCAGTCTATGGAATGTTTAGTGAGCGGATTGGTCGACTGCGGCTGGGGATATGACCAGATCAAAGAGTTTATACAACAGAATAATAGCGCAAAGATTGCAGCTTAATATCAGTTTCAGGGCCGGGAGAAATCCCGGTCTTTTTTTGTGCACAAAATATTGAAATTTTGGGAAATTAACGCATTAAAATACTTGACAATACACCCATATGAGTATATAATTAAATCATAGAAAGGGGGTGGATAAATGAAAAGAGATACAAAAGAAAAACTAAAAGCGGTTAAGACGATTTTAGAAGTGCTCGCAACAATTCTTACCATCATAACCGCAGTAAAACAACTTTTCTAAAGGATAGAGGGTTTATCCCTCTTCCTTTCACCACAATCATAACATAAAAGGAGTGAAGAAACAATGAAAAATAAGTGTGTGATCCTCATGTTATTTTGTTTATTGATCGCAATATACAGTAGATGGGACGTGGTTTCATCCTGGTGTTTAATTGGGGTTTCAATATGCAGTGGATTGGTGTCCGTTATAAATTGGGTGATGCGAAATGAAAAATAATATCAAAAAATATATAGATAAAAAAGGAATGAATATGAAACAGGCATCCGAGCTATCCGGGGTACCATACCGGACATTACAGAACTGGGTGGATGGTACCCGGATACCGAGGGATGTATATCAGATAGAAAAACTTGCACGTGCACTTGACTGCACGATATACGATTTAATAGATTTTGAATAACAATAAATAAGGTAAAGTAAAAAACTTATACGGAGGTAAGAGATATGAATAACGTAGTAGAAAAAGCCCTGGAACTTGACCAATTTGGAAACGACATCCCTGACATTGAGCAGGGGGGGAGCTAACTCTCAGTGATCTTTGGGACGGCACAGGAGACGTGCCGCAGGAGTCTTGGAGCATACAGCTCACGGATTCCGACTGGATCAATTACTGTTTTGAGGTAATAGAAGAAAAAGAAGATCCTCTCGATAATGTAATTAGGATCACGGACATAGAGCTGATATAATGTATAGGCCCGGTTCCCTGCCGGGCTATTTATAAAATTTCATGTTGCAATCGTGGAAATGCTGTGGTATTATATAAAAAGTTGTTGAGCAAATGTTCCATTTTTGTTCCACAATTTTTTCAAGATCACAGTAAATAAGCCGTCCAGAGCGGTTTAGAATAGTTGACTTTTAATCAAGTTGTCCGGGGTTCGAATCCCCGCACGCTCACTAGTCATCTATCGTTTATAGTATAGGTGGCATTTTTTATGCGGATGTGGCGGAACTGGCAGAC